CAAGAACTACAACTGTTAAACCAGCAGGTACAACATCATTGACTTTAGGAACATCATCGGGTATCCACGCATGGCATAATGATTATTACATTCGTAGAGTTAGAGTAGGAAAGAATGAAGCAATTTATTCACACCTCAAAGATAACCATCCTGAGTTGGTTGAAGACGAATATTTCAGACCACACGACACAGCGGTTATCGGAATACCACAAAAAGCACCCGAAGGTTCAATCTTGAGAAACGAATCTCCTATCCAACTCCTTGAGAGAGTTAAGAAGGTTCAACAAGAATGGATTAAACCAGGACACAGAAGTGGTTCAAATGCTCACAACGTATCTGCAACAATTTCAATCAGACCTCACGAATGGCCTGCAGTTGGAGAGTGGATGTGGGAAAACAAAGAATCTTACAACGGACTTTCAGTATTACCTTACGATGGTGGAACTTACATTCAAGCACCTTTCGAAGATTGTACAAAAGAAAAGTATGAAGAATTAATGAAAACACTACACGACGTAGATTTATCAAAAATCGTTGAGATGGATGATGATACAGATTTGAGTGGTGAAGTAGCTTGTGCTGGTGGAGCATGTGAAGTAACATTAGTTTAATCTATGGAAAATAACCAAAACGGTGGGGTCAAGACTAAAAAACTTGACCCTACTTATTTTTATGAAGAGAATGGCAGAAAAGTAATGACCGAAGCCTACCACATTAATAGAGGTTATTGTTGTGGTAATCGATGTAGGCATTGTCCTTTTGAACCTAAAGGTCAGAAAGGGAACACTACAATAAAAAAATAATCAAAGTATATTTATCACTATATGGCAGACGGGATTACATATGGTATAAATTTTCCTTTTAGAGATTCTAGAAAAGGTGATTATTTGGAACTCACGGAGTTCGAGGCACAGGAAATTAAAGCCGACCTAATACATTTAATCTTAACTCGTAAAGGGTCAAGATATTTTTTACCTGAGTTTGGTACAAGAATATATGAATTTATATTTGAACCATATGATGGTTTAACATTCGATGCAATTGAATCCGACATTAGAGATGCGGTTTCACAATTCATGCCTGAATTATTATTAAACAACATCACAATTGAACCTGCAAATATAGACGACGAAGTCCCACCAACTACAAGTAGAACTGCTGCCGACCCAAGAATGTACGACATTTATAGGGTACCAGGAAAAGGAACTGCAGAATATACTGCAAAGGTGAGAATAGATTACTCAACTGAAAGAAATGCATTTGGGCAAAGTGATTTCATTATTATCAATATTTAAGATAGATGGCAAATAGAAAAATATCATACGCAACCAGAGATTATCAGGCAATAAGAACTGAACTACTAAACTATGTAAGAACTTATTACCCTGAGTTAATCCAAGATTTTAATGATGCATCTGTCTTTTCTGTTTTCTTAGATTTAAACGCGGCTGTTGCAGACAACCTCAACTACAACATTGATAGAAGTATTCAAGAAACAGTACTTCAATATGCACAACAAAGGTCTTCGGTTTATAACATCGCAAGAACCTACGGTCTTAAGGTACCAGGTCAAAGACCTTCAGTATCTTTGGTTGATTTCTCTATTACAGTACCAGCTTTTGGTGATAAGGAAGATGAAAGATATCTTGGAGTATTAACAAGAGGCTCACAAGTTATTGGTGCTGGGATAGTTTTCGAAAACATTCATGATATTGATTTCGCGTCACCATATAATTCTCAAGGATTTCCCAATAGATTAAAGATACCTAACTTCAATGCAAATAACGTATTGATAAATTACACAATCACCAAAAGAGAATTAGTAGTTAATGGTATTACAAAAGTTTTCAAAAGAGTCATAACACCGAATGATGTTAAACCGTTTTTTGAATTATTCTTACCTGAAAAAAATGTTCTTGGTATAACAAGTGTGTTGTTGAAGAATGGTACTGAGTATACAAACGTTCCATCTGTAGCCGAATTTTTGGGTGCTCAAAACAGATGGTACGAAGTAGATACCTTAGCTGAAGATAGAATATTCGTTGAAGACCCTACTAAGGTTTCAGACCAGCCAGGAATTAAAGTTGGTAGATATATCCAAACAGCTAATCGATTCATAAGTGAATTTACTGCAGAAGGATTCAAAAAAATGACTTTCGGTGGTGGAACAAACACTGCACAAGATGCTTTGAACGAATTCACAACTCTTGGAGTTACTGCCGACATTCAGAGATATTCAAATAATATTTCATTAGGTTCCACATTATCTCCAAACTCTACTCTATTCATTCAGTATAGAGTTGGAGGAGGACTTGCAACAAACTTGGGTACGAATGTTATCAATCAAATTGGTACAGTATCATTCTACGTAAACGGACCTTCGGAATCTACAAACTCCGCGGTTGTGAACTCTCTTAGATGTACAAACGTAACCGCTGCTATTGGGGGTGCGGGTGTCCCTTCAGTTGAGGAAGTGAGAAACTACGTGGCATACAACTTCGCGGCTCAAAAAAGAGCGGTAACAATAAGAGATTATGAATCATTAATCAGAACAATGCCTTCTGAGTATGGAGCGCCAGCTAAAGTTTCTATTACAGAAAACGACAACAAGATTTTAATCCAATTACTTTCTTATGATACTTCGGGTAAATTGACGAACATGGTTTCAAATACCTTGAGACAAAACGTAGCAACCTATTTGTCCAACTACAGAATGATGAATGATTACATTTCAATACTTTCTGCGGAAGTTATTGATTTGAGTTTCGAGATTTCAATTGTGTTAGATTCGGCTCAAAACTCAGGTCAAGTTATTTCATCTGTTGTTGATAGGATTGCGGCTTACATGGACCCACAAGTTAGACAACTTGGACAAAATGTTAATTTATCTGAAATGAGTAGTTTGGTACAAAATGAAAATGGTGTTCTATCGGTTACTGAAATAAAGGTGTTCAATAAGGTTGGAGGTCAATATTCATCTGCTGAAACTTCTATGATTTATTTGGACCCTGAAACAAAAGAAATTGCACCTGTAGATAACACAATTTTTGCCCAACCATCGCAGGTTTATCAAGTCAGATATCCGACAAAAGACATTAAAGTCTCAGTTAAGAATTTCCAATCTACAACTTTTTCTTAATTAGTTTATTTAAATCTAATTTGACTTATTTTTTAAGTTGTGTAATTGTGTCCTTGGAAAATTACACTTAAACTATTTATTGCATAAAGAATTTGATGGGGCAGTCCTATAGAATTAGAACCGAATTAGGGGTCAACAAAACTTTAAACGTACAATTAGAACAAGATTTTGAATTTTTGGAAATCTTGTCCTTGACCATTCAACAAACAGATGTTTATACTAGAGCATGTGCAGATTATGGTGTGGTTGTTGGTAGAGTTACTGCCAACAATGGATTAGGTTTACCAAACGCCAGAGTTTCTGTTTTCATTCCAATACAACAAGTTGACGAATCTAACCCTGTAATATCAAGTATATATCCCTATAAATCTCCGAATGATAAAAATGAAGATGGTTATAGATATAATCTCTTACCATACGAAGCATCATATACAGGGCACGCCGCATCAGGGACATTACCTACAAGAACCGATGCTTTAACAGGTGCAACTGCAGTAGAAATTTACGACAAGTATTATAAATTCACTTCAAAGACAAATGATAGTGGAGACTACATGATTATGGGTGTCCCAACAGGAACACAACAATTAGTTATGGACGTTGACTTGTCTGATATTGGTGAGTTCTCTTTGACTCCACAAGACCTTATTAGAGTTGGTAGAGCAACAGAAGGACAAGTTGCTGGTAACAGATTCAGAACATCTACTGACCTAAATTCACTTCCACAAATAGTAAATCTGACGAAAAGCCTTGAGGTTTCTCCATTGTGGGGTGACCCTGATGTTTGCCAAATTGCAATCAATCGAGTTGACTTCGATTTGAGAGATGATGCAAATATAGATATTCAGCCTACTGCAGTTTTCATGGGGTCACTTACCTCAACTGCGGACCAAATGAGGGTTAGAAGAAACGCTAAGCCAAGGGACAACATGGGTAACCTGTGCCAATTAACCACAGGACCTGGTCAAGTTTTAGCTCTCAGACAAACAATCCAACAGGACGAAGATGGAAATCCAATTTTGGAGCAATACGAGTTGGAACAAGCAGGAAATATTATAGATGGAAACGGGGTTTGGTTGACTGAATTACCAATGAACTTAGATTACATTATCACAAATGAGTTTGGGGAAAGGGTTATATCAAATGACCCGACAGTCGGAATTCCAACTAAAGGGAAATATAGATTCAAAATTAAATGGCAACAACCACCAACACTAACGGAACAAACTAGAAGACCTTATTTTTTAATCCCTAACGTAAAAGAATATGGGTGGAATATACCAAGCCAAGACCCGAACATTGCGACAACGGCTAATCAAACCCAAAAGGATAAACTAAATAGTAGTTATTATTTCGGATTAGATTGGTCGGGATACACCCAAGGGTTTACGGGTCAAGAACAAATTGATAGATTAACTGAGGTCATAAACTGTGAAGATACTTTTTATGAATTCATATTTAATAAAGTTTATACTGTTTCGAGTTTCATTGATGAGTTTAAGAATGGAGCTAAGGGAAGATTTGTTGGTATCAAAGAAATTGATAGTCAGGAATGTGAAAGTACTGTAAATAAATTCCCTGTAAATGATGGGTTCAGAAATTTTGATTTCTTGTATTTTCTTTTTGCATTAATTATTCAGATTGTGCAATTAGTTGGGGTTCCATTGTTGATTGTATTCCATTTCATAGCCTTCCTTTGGAACAACTTTGCAGTCCCTTTTTTAATTTTAATAATTGCTTATTTTTTTAGACAATCTATCATAAACTTTGCATCTGCGGCATTATCATTTCCTGCGGTTGGACTTATTTCCCAATACATAATAAATGGTATAGTAAACTTAATAATTGCAATTGTTCTTATAACACAATTTAGAAAAATTACAAGATACAGGTTTGGTAAAATAAAAATACCAATGATTCAATATCCTGATTGCCAAGCCTGTGAATGTGAACCAGAAGAAACATCAGAGGGTGGTGGAGTTAACGCTACTTCAGCATTGAGTCAATTATCAAATCCAGGTTTATACTATACTAAAATAAATGAAGTTACTAAGGTAAACACATTTGAAGACGTAGAAAATGATGATAACGGATATCCTACTGAAGAAGATGCAGCGGTTTTGGCTACCGTGTTTTCTCAGGCTGTTGCGGGAAGAGTAGACAATAAAGATACCAATAACTACAAAACTCTCAAATCTGAAACCTTGAGACTTCCGAACAGTGGTTCTTCTGGAAGACAAGTTTTTGCGTATTCAGGCGTTAAGATTGGTAGTGTACCAGATTATAGTCCATTACCTTTTGGTGAAAGAATTAATATTTTTAATCAAAGAAAAAAATATTTCGATGGTATAAATAAAATAAGTGTGAGCTTCAATTACTCAGGAAATCAGGGTAAGAGTCATTTTGATAATACAATAACAATTCTTACAGTTGAAAAATTTGAAACAGGTTCTTTATATACCTTTATAGACCCTTTATCGAGTCAAGACGTAAATTTCACTTACACTGCTCAAACGGGTAATGATTTTATTACAGGAATCAGTGGAACTCCTAAATTCACAACGGGAGCAACAGTTAACGTCACATATTGTAACCCAACCAACCAAACACAGGGATTATCTTTACAGTATTTCTTAAACACAGGTACAACGATTAATGATTATAAATTCCCAATGGATGTGGAATATTATCAGGTTTTGACTGCGATAACCGTTAGTGAAGCTGCGAAAATTTGGAATATATCAAACGATAACACCTTTGCAGGATTATTGAGCGGTTGTACTGAAACCATATATAATGTTAGAAAGAATTTTCCAGGAAGCTGGTCACAAGAAGCACAAGGACCAACTTTTTGTTTATCAAAAACATTTGAAGATTTTGGTAACCAATACATAACAATCTTACAGAGAGGTGTTGACCCGTATTCACCTAAATTCAACAATAAGTACGGGATTGGAAAAATATTTGGATTAGCTAATGAAAATGATTTGGTAATTACAGCTTCTACAAGATTGAACATTCCAATACAACCAATAAGTTCTGGGTTATCGGTACAAAATCATAGGATACAGAATAATATATTTTATCCTTCGTATTTTTGGGAAGCGACAAATTCTTTCTCCTCATTCACAACTTCAAAAGTCGGATATTATAGTGCATTCGACGCCACTAATTCTACATCTGGCGACGACCCAAAAATATTTGACTCTTTAACGGGTGTCGTTTCTAAAACTTTTAATAGCAGTTATTATAGTTTACAGTCTTCGAAGTACTACGACTTGTCTGAAGATTTATCTGGAGATGGAATTATATTTACTCAGTTAGGAAAGGGAAAAAAACCAGACCAAGTTCAAATGACTTCTTATTTCCCAAGTCTTTATGGTTCATTTGTTAAAACTCCTTTAACCATATCATCCAAAATCAATAATGTTATGAGGACGGATAGACTACCAAATTCAGATTATTTAGATGGTAGTGGGTGGGATACTACAGGAAAAGTTGGAAATAGTGCCGCTGCGTTACAACAAAACTTAGGATTTGCGACTTATCTTTTGAACACAGATACTGAAGATTTCACATCGACACCATATGATACAGGTGCAGATATTGTTAGTCCTGATATTGAAGGTCAACTTTACGAGTCTGAGGTTTTAACAAGTTTAAATACATGTTCAAATATGGTGGGATTGGGGTGTTACTCAGGATTTGGTTCTACTTTCGGTATAAATGTAGTTTGTAAGGAAACCGACCCAATACAAAATGGGTGTTATGTGATGATGGTTAGACCACTTTTGGATTTAGGTAAAGACCTTAAAACTTGGTCAGAGTGGGGATTCAGATTCAGATTCTTCTATGGATTGTGTCGAGGAGTTCTATCACAATCGTTTACAAACAATTGGATTAACGGAACGTTATTTGCATTCCCTATCCAAGTGGATACATTCTACGATAAACAAAACCAACCAAAACCACCAATCTTTGCAAAAGAGCTCGTATACTTCGATAGTAAAACGAATAATTTCTACTATAGAAGTTCGCCTTGGCAGGGTAACGTGAATACAGGGCAGTTCATAGGAAGACCGTTGACTGGACAACCGAGACCACTACCGTTCCCACAAACACCTGTAGTTCTTAGAGAACCAGTTAACAAAAGGAATTTGTTGTTCCCAACAACAATTATCAACTTGGGTTACAAAGATTCTTTCTATCAAGAAATAATATTTGACCCATCAGCAAGAGCTTATATAATGAAGTCTCTGAATCCTACGAGTTATTCAGACACATCCGATTTAGTTAATTTGTTTGTTATTTCTAGAATCACTGATGAGACCTTCCTTAGAAGATTATTCGCAGGGTTCAACCCAAATAATAATTTAAATCAATTATTCTCAAGACCTCAAAAAAGAATTGACGGTGATTTGGCACAAGCAATGTCTATTAACTCAGAATATGGTGTTATACCTTTTTCACCTGAGTATTATGCGATTACAGGGCAAGTTGGTCAACCTGTAGTTGTTGCAGGAACTTCGGCAAATCCTGCGATTGGTGTTTTCTTCTCATCGACCACAGAAGATTTACAGAATAAAGATTTTGTTTCACCTGGTATTATTG